GTGTGACTAGCGCCGGGCGCGTCCTGACTTCGACCAGCCCAATCGGCAGGTAGCCTACATCCCCGCCCGGCACCGGCGGCAGGCCAGCGCCGACGAACTCGCTGGCCACGTTCACCGGCACACCTACCCCGAAGAGCTTAGCGATCTGGTCAACCTTCGCGGTGCGATCCTCCTGCAGCTGCGGGACCTCAGATAGGTCAGATTTGACCATCTCGTTGTCGCCCAGCATGTGCACCTGGCGAAAGTAGCGCGTGAGTGTCCCATCACGGAAGCGCACTAGCGGGACGATGGTCACCGTCCACAATACCTTCTCGGCCGTCGAGAAGTTCTCGTAGGTATCACGGCCATACCCCATAATCTCATCTGGAACACCGAAGATCGCCGCCACCTCGTCCCGGCTCATCTCGCGCTGGGTCATCCATTCCAAGTCCTTGGGTGCCCAGGAGAAGGTTTTGATGTCGGTTATCCCATCTTCAAGCACGATGGGCTTATGCACGCCCGACCCGCTGGAGAAGTCGATCTCCAGCTGGTGAAGGATCTCGTCTTTCTCAGTTTTTGTAGTCCCTTCCGGAGCGACGATAGCGAAGTCAGGGCGCGCCTGGTTGCGGAAAAACAGCCGCGTCCAGGCCTGCGCCAGTTGGTCGATCACGATCGACAGCCGGATCGCCGCGATCGGAGACAGCCCCCTAAACGGGCTCTGCGGGTTGTAGAATTTAAAGTGGATGAACTCATCCGGGCTCAGTTGGTAAGGCTCGCCATGTCCATCTCGGATGGTGTAGTATGCCACGCGCCGGTAGCGCGCCGACTCAGGCCGCACCGTGAACTGATCAGGCTGGCGCGGATGCAGCTCGAGCGCGCGCGACTTGGATGCGTTCTTGACCACTTCTATTCCCTCCTCGCCGCCCAGCATCATGTCCGTGGTCCACTCCCGCCATAGGTCCTCGGGGCTCATGGTCGGGTTGGGTGCGTCCAGCAGCGCCGCTACCGGATGCGAATCGAGGAAGTCAACCCCATCTCCCGAAAGGCGCGCAACCCGCACCGGAAGCGGGCAGATGTTATTGGCTAAAATCTCGATCGCCCGATGCGTCCACATGTGCCCCGCGTAGGCATTAGTCGCATCATAAAACGTCCCGCTGGTCGGGCTGGCGACTGACTCATCTTCGCTGCTAATCCGGAGCAGCGGCTCGCGCAGCGCCTGCTCCGGGTAGAGATCGTATAAGCTCTTATAGATTGCGCGTCTTGTGCGCTGGATGATCTGATCAAAGATATTGGTCACAACCGCCTCCCAATCTCATAACTCTCACGAAATGCCTCACGCATCAACACCCAACCTTGGTGACGGCGAGGGCGAGCAAAAGGCCGGTGGGGGTTCCGTTGATTGGCATTGCGTCACCTCAGAACAAACCGATCGATCTGGATCGCATATCCCAATACTGGCCCATTGATAACACGTCAATCTCTGACCGCTTACTGTCCAGGTAAGATAGATACTGCGCAAACAACGCGGGGTCGAGCCATCCAGTAGGCCCGTCCACGGTGTGACCGACAACAATCAACCATGTGCCCGTCTCAATGGCTTTGTCAACCCACCCCTGGAATGTCGCCAATGGTGTTTGACTAGGAGCAGAATTTATCTCTTGGTAACGCAGTCCATATTGCGTGGAAGCGGTTAATTTATTGAGTAGCGGCGGTTCGTACCCAGTATTTCCAGCAGTAGACGCATCCCGCAAGTTGATATAAACCTGTTTGGCGGCCAGGACTGTATCGGCGTTCCGAGCGCCGTAGGGCGTAGCAAAGAACTCCGCGCCGCGACTGAACCCGTTTGTAATCAACCAGTTATAGGAGGTCTGCATCTCCGCCAGTTGCTGTGCCTGCGTCAGGGTCGTTAGATCAGGATGGGTGTGGGTATGACTGCCAACATCCCATCCGGCATCGCGTAACCCTTGTAGTTGCGCCAGAGATAGAATATCGGTGTAACTACTTCCACCAGCGAAATTGTAACTAGATTTTCCAATTGCGTCTGTTACTACATAAACAGTCGATTTCCATCCGTGGGCTGCTAGCATCGGCATCGCGTTTGTAAAGTTTCCAGATCTGCCGTCGTCCCAGGTGAACGTACAAACAGGCCGAGCTTTAACCCACTGCAAACGATCTACCCATACATTGACCGTCGTACCTGCCTTACTATTGACCGTTAACCGCGCATAGTTGATATTGGGCCAATCGGTCAGTGCCATCCCTGTGCCAGCGGGGTAGAAATCGTACAGGCTGTACTGCAACGTAACCCACTGCCCCGACGGTAATTTAGGCGCTATGTCCGCGCCATTCAAGAAACCATTCCATAAATTATCTATGCAAAGCAAAAGATCAAATCTTGTAAGATTATCCGCGTTATCAACGTAAACATCCACCTGGAGCATTTTAGAAGGCGGCGCGCCCAGGTTGGCCTCTGCGCGCGCATATGCCCCGTCGGAGGCGGTCAACTTCATTGACCTAGAGCCGTGTGTGTAAAAAGCCGTATCATAAGTCACAGTGGGAAGAATCTGTGTCCAGGGCGTTTCAAAGTCGCTGTACGATCCTCGACTTTTTAGCAAGTAGCGCGGTACGCCTCCGCCCGCCATCCCCAGGCGGTTCACCCGGTTCAACTGCTGAAAGCCGCGCATCAGCTCACCCACTGGTATTGCAAAGACGCGGTTGCCGCTTCCTGGATCACCGTGATTGACGCGCCGGGAACCGGGATGAGAATAGGCGCGTTGCCCGCGAGAATCTGGAAGCCAACCGTGGCGGTAGGCGTGGTTGCATCCAGGGTAAAACGTACATTTTGCGTCAGCGCCTGGATAAGGATTGCATGTGCGCCTGTCGGTTTTGTCAGCGTAGTCGCCGAGGCGATGGAGGCGCCGGATGAGTGCGATCCGACCACCCCCAGGCCGAACTCGACCGGGTTACTGGAAGCATCGATCGGTATGACTTTCCCTTCCCAGTCAGTGCCTGAATCGATTGGTCCAGTCGCGATCTTGACCACTTGCATACGCATGTTATCGATATTCTCAGTGGAGATTAACGGGCCGATCCCCTCTGATAATTTCATTCCTACTCTTGCCATGTTTGCCTCCTGCTTCCAATTATCATCTTGCTCTTGTATAAATCCAGTACCGCAGCGCATCTGCGGCATGGTCGTTGCCATCCTTCGGTTTCTCGTTATCCCGATGCTCGCCCTCTGGGTATACATACCCCTCGGTGAGCTCGCGGATCAGGTTCTTGCACCTGCGGTTTACCCGCAGCGTGCGCACTCCGTTGCCATCCAGCACACGCTCGCGCACCGTGTTGATCCCCTGGATGATGTCATTATCCGCCCTCCGGCTGGGAATGTCTGCCATCCGCAGCCGCCCCTGCAGCTCCTTTGCCTCTGGGCTGACCATCGCAATCTCCGGCAGCACAACCTCGTTGGCCCGGCACCACTGCGCTGCCTGCTCCAGTCCCCATCCCCTCCAGCCCTCCGGCTCATCTTTGCTCGACCGCTGCACGCAGTAAGTCAGGATCTGTTTGACGTGTATCTCGGCCAGCTTGCGGCTCTCGTATATCTCGTCGAAGACTAGTATCTCCGCACCCTTCCGCTGGATGAAGAGGATCGCTCGCGGGTCGACGTATCCGTCATCGATGCCCAGCTCGAAAGAAATATCTGGTTCTGGCTCGTCATCGGTCAGGTTATCCAGGTCGAAGTCATCATATACCAGCCCTTCAGCCTGGCACCACTCGCCGAGCCACAGCCGCCGGCCCAGGATGCCGGTCAGGCGCTGGAGCCCTTCGATATACGCCGGCGGGTTATAAGGATTATCATCCGGCCTGGCTTTGTCGTAGACTGACGCCTCGCCTCCCAGGATCAAGCGCTGGTTGATCCAGTGGCTGGGCGGCCCTGGATTGGTGGTGATCTCGATCTGCTGCCAGGCAGCCGACTTACCGCGCATACGCCCGACGATCTCCTGGTAGTCGTCCTCCAGGAACTTGATCCCCTCCTCCATCCAGGCGATGTCTACACCGGCATCTATACCGATCCCGCGCACCTGCTCGCGCTGCTCTTCGTCCGCCATCCCGCCATAGGCCAGGATCGAGCCGTTCCAGTACTCGAAGCGGTTCTCGGATTTCAGGTGCCGCACTTTCCGATCTCTTCCGATAA